TTGCGCCCCCGACAGGACTCGAACCTGCAACCTCGGGATTAGTGGCTTATCTTCCGAAATTCGCTGATAGCGATTCTGAATGCAGTCTGAGAATTGCTGCGTAATCATCTGGATATGGAAACAAAGACGATACCGGCTAGCTGGGCGGGGCTGGTCTCGGATTATTCCCAGTATTTACTAGCTTCAGGATGTACACCTAAGACGGTGAGCCTTAGACGTGACTGGCTAGCGAGGTTTGCCAGGGCGGTTGATTGTCCGCCTTTTATGGTGGGTAGAACAGCGGTTGTCACCTGGTCTGCATCTCAGGCCTGGGCACAATCAACCAGGCGCAGTGCGCATCAGAGCGTGAAGGGGTTTTACGCCTGGGCCAGGATGGAAGGCCTAACGGACCGGGTGCCGGTGATACCCAGCGTGAAGAAAAGCCTGCCTGCGCCTCATCCTGCGAGCGATGCTGCGTTAGAGGCGTGCCTACTATCGAGGGATTGGAAGGTGCGCCTGGCAGCGCGCCTGGCTGTCGAGCTGGGACTCAGGCGCGGCGAGGTAGCCTGTATCAATGTTGATCGTGACCTCATCCAGGGCGCGGGCGGCGCGGCCCTGGTAGTTCATGGCAAGGGCGATAAAACGCGGCTAGTGCCACTGACAGATTCGCTAGCGGGTGAGCTGCGCAAGTTCAGCGGCTACGTGTTTCCTGGCCAGGATGGGGGGCATGTCAGCGCGGCCTGGCTAGGCCGCCTGGTATCCAGGGCAATGCCTGCAGGCGTAACAATGCACGCTCTCAGACACAGGTTCACTACTAGGGCATACAGGAAGACGCATGACCTGGTAGCACTTCAGAAAGTGCTGGGCCATGCGTCCCCTGAGACAACGCTCGTTTACCTGCAGTTAGCAGATGATTCACTGAGGCGTGTCATCGAGGCGGCCGCGTGATCGTTCTGTTTCCAGGGCGGCGATCCGATTTCGCATCTCACTGTGGCTGTCATGGGCGTGATCGTCGATGCTGTCAACTCTGCGTGTGATCTGCAGTAGCTGCGATGACTGATGATCTAGCTGTATGCCGTGTTCATCGAGTGATTTCTCGATCCGGTTCAGCTGGTCCTTGACACTGGTCCCGTGATCCGGTTCAAGTTGACTGGCAGTTCGTTTCGCTGCGAGCAGGGTTGCAATGCCGGTGATAGTGGCAGCTAGTCCACCGAAGCCGCCTGCAGCGGTAATGACTTCAGCTACCGGGTTCATCCATCAGCCTTTGGGGTGTGTGCCAGGGCGGTTGAGGTTGCCAGGACCGAGGCTGCGAGCGAGAGCCATAGGGGCGCTGTGCTCTGGTCGATGATTCCATACACGGTGAGGATTGGGACCAGGGCGGTGATGATTCCATACATCCAGGCGCGGATCTGCGGGGTGAGCCAGGGCAGAGGCTGAGGGTTAGCGTGGCGCGGTTCAGTCATCGTGTGCCCACCTCGATTAGACGGGTGAGGTCTTCGACCTTCTTACCCAGCTGATCTAGCGCCTGGTAAACGCGGCTAAAGTTGGTCGCGTTCCAGGCCGCCTCGTCAAAAACGTTTGTGCGGTCACCTGTGGGCTTACCGTCTGGTCCCTTCTTATCCTGGCCACCGAGCAGGACGGCCTCGATACGCTCAATGCGCAAATCAAGATAGGCCAGGACATCGTTAACGCTTGCTGTGTGACCATCTGGGCGGGTCACTTGATCTGTCAGTTGCATGTCTTCTTCTTCCTGTGAGAGTTGGTTAATTCGGTCGATGAGAGCGTGATAGCGGCCAGGGCAGGCCGTAGGGTAATAATCGGAATGCACACTGATGGGTAGGTTTCCCCATTCTGAGCGGATCCTGCGCACCAGCTCAGCGACGGTGCGCACGTCTTCCTCGGACGCTTCAGGGCGACACTCAATGCCAATGGAATGTAGGTTTACTGTCCAGTTGCCTGCGTGGTACGCAGTGTCATAGTCATGACAGATTTGCGTGATGCGCCCGCCTGATACGACGTAATGGGCACTGGTCCCTGATCCTGGGCCGCGGGCGAAAAAGTCAACTACACCATCATGCGATTGTCCGTCTGCGCCCCAGTGGTGAAGCACGATCCTGTCAGGCTCTAGGCCTTCCCTGCCCTGGCTGTAGTTCCAGCACTGTCTAAAATCAATGTTTGTCATGCTACCCAGACCGCCGATCCGCGATAGGCACCATTATTTTGGATGTCCACAGGGCCATAGCACAGCACACGGACCAGGCCTGCGTTTAGGAAAATGGGCATGGGCCAGATCCCAGGACCGAACAGCGTTCCGCACATTACCCACTCACGGGTACTGGGCACCTTCACGGTGTTGTTAATGCGGAAAATGTCGATGATCCCGCCTGCATCCATATGGAATGATCCGCCTGTGCGCACAATCGAGATACTGAGGTGATTCGTCCCGTTAACGGTACGGACTAGGCCGCCTTCAGGCTCGTAGCGCCACGCTCCATCGAACAGGGGCAGTGTCGCTGTCTTGAGCGTCGATGCGCTGTCGAGGATCGTGGCAGCGTCTTTCGCTACCTGTGGGAAAGAGCGCAGGGGGTCTGAGTCGAGCGGGTAGGGGATCTTCAGGGTAGGGGTGGTTGCAGGCATAGGTTTACCTTTCTAGGCGGTTAGGGATGACGTGATTGCCCAGGTGAGGGGCTGGGACTGGGACCATTTGAGGGCGGCGGGCAGTTGTTGCCAGGTGAGGCCCTGGCCTGTGGTTTCAGAGCGGGTTAGGCACATGTTCATTACCCAGCGGCCTTTTTTATAGGTATAGGTAGCGCCGTCGAGATACGCGGTGAGGGCTGAGGGCACGGCCATCCACCTGGGCAGCTCGGTTAGTCTGATGGGTAGTCCCATGCGCCTGGTTGCGTCGAGCATCGCTGCGAGAGTTTTCCTGTCGATCAGTGAGGATCTAATAGACGTATCTACGGTGAGGCTGGGCAGCGTGTAGGATCCGGGCAGGTGCGAGCGGTAGAAGGCTGATGCGGCTGCTTCAGCGTCTTTCCGGTCTACCAGGTCAGTTGTAATCGAGATATCGCGATAGCCGATTCGGGCTATAGCGTCTTCATCCTTAATAACGATGGTCCGCTCGGTTAGCGTTCGTTCGCCTTTGTCATTCACGCCTGGTTCCTGCCAGGATAGGCGGGCGACGCTGGCAGCGTCTGCGTTATCACGGTCAACTGTTACCCCGCTGCGCAGGATCGTAGCTGCGCTAATCGTCGATGACGGCTGAGAGGCCGTAATCGTGACCTTGGTTCCGTCGAATGACAGTCTGCCCAGGGCGGTGCGCAGGCTTGGGTCCTCGAAACGCAGATAGGGGCCGGTAGTACGGTGCGAGCTTGCCCAAAGGATTGCGGTTGCGCTGGTTGCGCTAGAGGTGAGCAGGCTAGAGGCGGGCTGGCTGTCGACATCCTTCCAGGCCAGTTTGCGTGCGCCTGGCCCAGGATCAATTTCAGTGCGAACCTGCGTGCCAAGCTCTCGGATAATTGCGTTTACTCGCTGGGCTAGTGTGTGCGTAGGCCAGGGATCAGAGCCAATACGCCGATGTGCCAGGTCAGCGAGGATATCCGAGGCGGTGATCGTCATGACAGGGCGATCTAGAGCGGGATCCAAGCTAATAGACGTGTCAGTAATTGTTCCTGTAAATACGTTGCATTCGATGCTGTCTGCCTGCCTGGGCGGGGTGACAGTGGTAGCTGTGACGGTTAGCCGGTTGAGGGCTTGCCAGGCTTGGGCCTGGCTAGTCCAGGGCTGAGCTTCCAGGTCCCATTGCTTGCCTGCAGGTTGAGCGATGACAGCGAGACCGATCCAGTAACCTGCCAGGCGCGCGGGGGGTGTCCAGGATCCGGTGAGGGCGCGGGCCGTGGGGTCTTCGGTCGAGGCGATAATCTCACCAAGGTAAGGGTAAGAGCTAGGTGACTGATAGTAAGCGGGCCGGATCTCGACATATGCCGGGCTTTCAGGCATGGATAGTGTCACCTGGCAGGACCAGGTCTGACCATCGCTACAGGTGGGGATCTCATCCCATGCGCCGATAGTCGAGGTAGGCCGCGCGGGTGGAATGACGGCCAGGATACGGTTCGTATCAGGTGGGGGTGTCCACGCCAGGGCAGAGGTTGCGCCGTCAACAGCCGCGTGCTGCAGGGCCAGAGGCCTGGCCTGGCCTTGGCTCCATACCTTAACGGTCGAACTGATCTCGACAGCACGGCCAATGGAATACATGTCTGCCAGGGCAGCGGGGTCTTCTGGTAGCAGGATCCTGCAGGTAGCGGTTGAGGGTGACGGCTGGGACACCGAGTCTTTACGTCCCCAGGTGATTTTGACTTCATCCAGGGCGGCGGGCGTTGTCGAGCCGGTCAGTCGACGGCCTGCAATGGATAGGACGCAGTTTGCAATGGTCATACCGTCACCGTGCCCATGCGGTAGGACTGTCGTTGCAGGAGCTCTTGAATTTTCCGGGCAGCGTCGTCCCCATCCAGAACGCCATTCACGGTGATGTTATAAACAGCCGCGTGGTGTGTTCCTGGCATGGTGTTGATGTTCGCATTCAGATCAGGGACAGCTGGCACCGATACCAGGTCCTGCATCGCGTCTGCAGCGCCTTTCTTCATCAGTCCAAGGCCGTCAATATATCCCTGTCCTGTGAAAACGCCGAACTGTCTCATTAATTTGGATGGTGAGGCGATGCCCAGGAAGGACTTCAGACCGTTGATTGCGCCTTTAACGATTCCAACCACGGCATCCCAGAGCATCCCACCCATGTGTTTAATGCCGTTGATGAAACCTTGGATCATGTCACGGCCTGCATTCCAGAGGTAGCTACCGATATTGCCCAGGGCTGAGAGCGCGCGGCCAGGCAGGCTAGCAACAGCGTCGATTACGCGGCTACCAGCGCTAGATACGATGCTCACAACCGCGTTCCAGGCGTTGCCGAAAAGATCTTTAACCGCGTTGCCGAGGCTTAGAACGATGTTTTTAATGTGGTTGAATGCGCCGGTCAGGATGTCTTTAACCAGGTTCCAGGCGTTGCTGAAAATGTCTTTAACCGCGTTCCATAGTCCCTGCCAGTCGCCGGTAAATAGGGCCTTGAGGGCGTTAAATATTCCAGCGATCACGCCGAAAACATCCGTGATGACGCTACCGATAACGTTAAAAACGTTCTGGAATACAGGAGCTAGGTCCTTGATTGCAGGTGCGAGCCACCCAACAATAATGCTGACAACGCTAGTGAATGCGCTCCAGAGTTCAGCTAGCTTGCTTCCCATTGCTGTCAGGTGTGGCATTAGGCCGCTAATTGCAGCTGTCAAAATAGGTGCGATTGCAGAGACAATCTGACCAATGAAGGCAACCGCGTCGCCTATCCCGCTAACCACGCGCTGGGCAAACGGGACTGCACCTGCAGCGAGGCCTTTTAGCGATTCGGCAAACTGGCTGATTGCTCCATCTCCACTGCCCATAAACTGCGTGAGCGATTCGCTAATAAAGTTGCCAAAATCGCGTAGCGCAGGCATCAGACTACCAGTGAGGACGCTCATTACCTTGGTGAGGATTGGCAGGAATGCCTTGCCTATTGAGGTCGTGAAATTACCCCACTGAGCACTCAGAATCGCCTGCTGACCTGCGAGTGTGTCAGTTTCTCGTGCGAAATTGCCGTGCGCATCAGCGGTCTGCTCCATAATCAGGGCCAATGTCGCCGCCTGGTTAGCCTCGTTAGAGAGCGAGCCACCCACTTTAACGAAACCTAATTCGGCTGCTTTCGCGTCGATCTGCGCCTGTTTCAGCGAAACACCGTAGCGCTCGATAGGATCCCTTTCGCCCTTCAGGGCAGAGGTGAGAGCAGAGACAGCTTCAGGCGTGGTTCCGCCGAACATACTGGCAAGGTCCGCACCAAGGCCAATTAAGCCGTTGGTCTTATCGGCCAATTGGTCAATAGCGGTCCCACCGTTTTTCAGCTGCGTTCCGAGCACCGTTGCCAATTCGTTGTATTGGTTCTCGGTTAGGCCCATTGTTTCCGCTGCGCCTGCAGCGTAGCGATGCATTTGGTCTGCAGCACCCTTAAAAACAGTATCGACAGCACCAACCGATTGCTCGAGGTCAGCGGCTTGTTTGATTCCGGTGATTGCGAGGGCGGCCAGGGCGCCGCCTGCAGCGGCGGCCCCGGCCAGGGCGATCCCACCGAGCTTGCCGAGGGCACCCATAAGGCGGCCCGTGGCGTGCTCGGTTTCCTGCAGGCCCTTCTTAGCCTTCCTGGTATCAGATAGGACCTTAATTGCGAGAATCGCCGGTTTACCCATTACTGTTCTTGCCCTTCTTGCAATAGCTCTATCGCGTAATCGAGGATCCGAGGATCTTCCCTAAGCCACACCGAGGCTGGGATACCCGTGCGGATTGCGAGCGCGGCCAGGCTGATCAGGCCGCCTTCGTAGGGTCCTCGTGGTCGATGTCCTGAACTTCCGTCATGACATCTGCAACCGATTCAATGAATTCTTCGTAGGGCATGGTGATTACGCCGGTGCGGGTGAGAGCGGCCCAGGCCAGGAAACCGGATAGCGTGATTTCGTCGGTCTGCATATTCCAGCCGTTATTGCGGGCAGCGCGTTCGCACTTCAGCTTGTCAATGTAGAGAATGCGCACGGGGCCATAGATCGTGCCGTCTTCCATCTCGACAGTGCTCATTGCTTTACGCATTTGGGGGTTCCTTTCCTAGTCCCTCGATCTTGTCGAGGATTTTCTGAATTTCGGCCTGAAATAGGGCGGTCCATTCAGGCTCGGTTTTTTCCGCTGCTTGCCTGATCCAGGGCCGCCCCTCAAACGGTGCGGGGTGTTTGTGTTGGTAGGTTGATTTCTGAGATGGGAAGACTTTTCGCCCCCAGTGGATAGCCATTGCGTAGGGGACTACTTTCGAGCCTGCCATGACGCGAACGCTGGTCCTGGTCGGGTAATACCGCAGGGTTTGGTGCAGTCGCCTGTTTCGAGAGGCAGGCGGTTTGCGTTTGCCCTTGGGGCTGTTTGGCCTGGCAGCGTAAAAGACAATTTCACCAATCTTTCGGTGAAGGTCCTTTAAGTCGCTTAGATCCGCTTCAGCTTTACGCAGTTGCCTGCGCAGTTCACGTGCGCCCTCAATTTGGACAACTGTGCCACGCTTGACAGGGGCGCGGGTGAGGTCCACAGGGACTAGCTTTCAGTGAGTTCAGGCTTACCCACGCACTCAAAATCAAAGCTAGTGGTGTTTTCCTTCTTAGGATCCCCACCCACCTTGACAGGCGCGATGACACACTTACCCTTGAAAATCATCGGGCTGTCATTACGCGGGCGGAATTCGAACGGCAGCAACTCGCCTGCGTGCTTCATGCACCAAGAGATCAGAGACTGTAAGCCGTATTCCTGGTAGAACTCACCTGAGATCTTGCCTTCCCAGGTTCCCTCGGGCTGATGTACAGATCCGTCGAGCATTTCAACAGCTGATTCTTTCTTCAGCTCGGGAGAGTATTCGGCTTTCAGGACGCGGCTAGAGAATTCCATTTCACTGCCCACGACACCAAATTTGAGGGTTCCTGGGCCGAGGGATTGAGCGATGGGGCTGGTTCCAGACTTTGCGGGTTCAGGCATGATGTTTCCTTAGTGTTGTGCTAGGCGGGTGATGGTGACTGAAAAAGCGGGTGCGGTTGTGGATTGAGAGCCGTCCCATTGGACTGGGTCAGCGTCTTCTACCAGGTCGAGGCTGTCCAGGATGGTGAGGATCTTGTCTGCGGCTTGCCAGGCCTGGGCCTGGTCAGCTACAGGCGCGCCTATTACTGCTACCTGGTAGCGCAGGACGTAGGCAGGGACGCTCGTCTCTGTGAGCTTGGGCGGCGGGATGAACACGCAGGGCGTACCGTCGAGCAGATGCGGTGTCACCTGGTCAGCGTCCAGGGTGACAAACGCATCAGGTAGGTACTGCGTGAGCAGGTCTGCCAGGGCCTGAGATTCTTTATAGGTCGAGATCATGCGATTGCAGGTCCTAAGAACGGGGCCAGGATAGGCC